GTATTCAGAGGAGGGCATGAAAGCCTTTCGCAAGGTACTGGAGAAGGAAGGCATCAACTATCAGCTGCTGGTGAACGTGACCAGACTCTACTACAAGAGTCACAGGCAGTTTGCAGTCAAGATAGGCAACTACATCGCAGGCGGACAGTGGCGCTCTGACTACCAGACGGCACTGGAAGCACACAAGGAAGGAAAGCTCGCGGAACACATACAAGAGGAGATCAACAATGACAGAGAATTCACATCAGTCAAAGCAGCAGATATGGGAATTACCGCCCCAAGATTCGGAACTCAACCACTTTTGGGAGAATAACAAGACAGACGGCTTTGTCCGCATGGTAAATGTTGGACTGTCCGGTTATAATGAAGGCTTTACTACAGGACTCAAGCAAGTGGATGGATTCACTTACGGGACTACCAAGAGTACTTACATCCTGCTTGGTGCTGACTCAGGTGTGGGTAAGACCACTCTGGCTGACTTCATGTATGTGTTCAACTTGTGGAGAGCGGCAAGAGAATCTGGCAAGAAGATCTACATCAAGTACTTCAGCTGGGAGCTGGACAAGACACGTAAGAAGGCCAGATGGGTAAGTTACTGGATAAAGTGGAAGTTCAATGTAGAGATACCTTCTGCTTTCATTCTCGGAAGAGGACAAGCCAAGCTCGATGAGAAGCAGCAGCTGATGGTCAAGTGGGGCTACATGATGATAGAAGAGATGATGAAAGACATCGAGATCTTCGATGGTATGCTGCATCCCACAGGGGTACTGAACAAGATGTTTGACTTCTATCGCACACAGGGTAAGGTAATAGAGGAAACTCACACGAACAGAGATGGTAAACCATACAAGATGGTAGTAGGCTTTGAAGCCGATGACCCTACTGTAACTGTAGTAGCGATGTTTGACCATATAGCTCTCGTGAATACAGAGTATGGTGCGATTACCACTAAAGCTGCGGTAGACAGACTGAGCGGATACTTCGTGCAGTTACGCAACATATTCGGTACAACCATCATAGCTATCCAGCAGTTCAACTCTGACCTGATGGACTCCTACAGACAGCAGAAGAAAAGTGAGAAGGCCATTACCCCTACCAGACTTGACTTTGGTGATTCGAGGTATACCTACCGTGATGCAGATGTGGTATTTGGTCTTGTGAAACCTCTTGCCTTCCAGTTGAAGGAGTACCACGAGCACAAGCTGGAAGACTTCGGTCAGTACTTCCTGGCGCTGCATATCCTGAAGAACAGGGATGGCCCACCTGATAAGTTCCTTCCGATATTCATGAACCCGATAGCAGGCATGTTCTGGGATATGCCCAAAGCCCCCCTTGCACCTGCTGACTACAAAGTATTTGAGAATGAGGCAAAACGCCTCGATCCAATCAGTGAACAGTACTCGATGAAGAGTGCTGCCTAAAACAAACAGATACACATTATGGCACAAGGCGTATTAATCGTCGGAGAGTCCGGCTCAGGCAAGTCTACAGCGGTAGAGAACCTGAATCCGGCAGAGACATTCATCATCAATGTGGCTAACAAGCCCCTTCCGTTCAGAGGATGGAAGAAGAAGTATTCGGTATGGGATTCCAAGGCTAATCCCAAAGGGAATATGTTCGCAAGTGCGACTCCCAATCTGATCCTGGCTTGTATAGATTACATCAACAGTTCACGTCCTGAGGTGAAGAACATAGTCATAGATGACTTTCAGTACATGAGCTCATTCGAGTTCTTCGACAGAGCTGATGAGAAAGGCTATGACAAGTTCACACAGATAGGAGCATGGCTGGTGAAGGTTAGCAAGAAGCCACAGACCGTGAGGGAAGATCTCATGATATTCTATCTCACTCATGCTGAAGTGGACACAGACATGAGTAACAAGCGCAGGGTGAAAGCCAAGACTATCGGTAAGATGGTAGATGACAAGCTCACTCTGGAGGGTCTGTTCTCAGTAGTCCTGTTCAGCAGGCTCAAGAAAGACAAGGAAGGCAATCTCCACTTTGTGTTCGAGACACAGAACAACGGAGAGAATACCTGCAAGTCCCCCAGAGGTATGTTCCCCGGTATGGAGATCCCCAATGATCTGCAGCTTGTACGCAAAGCTATCCTGGAGTACGAAACAGGAGAACCAGAGCCAAAGGCGTCAGCCAATGGTGTAGCAGCTAAAGCAGCAGTGGTATGATGACAGATAAAGAGAAACTGGAAGTTGCGGTACAGTTGTTACAGGAGTCTGTACTGCTGTGCAACTTCTTGCCAAGAACAAAGTACCGCTCTGAGTTCTACACAGACAGCTATCAACTGGCTTCAAATATTGACTCATTTCTAAACCGAATAACGGATGCAGGAACTAATCAATCTCCAGCAGGAGATACACCAGTGGGCTAAAGACTGGGGCTTCTGGGAGAATGGGCAAAACAGGAACAAAGGCGAGATGGTCATGCTGATGATCACAGAACTGAGTGAGGCTGTGGAAGCTCACAGGAAAGGTAATACCATGTCCAAGCTGTCAAGTTATGCCAGAGAGCAGGTGCTGTATGATGCTCTGTGGCCTCACGTATTCGAGGTATCAGTTAAAGACACAGTGGAAGACGAGATAGCTGACGCTGTCATCCGTATCCTCGACTATACAGCAGGCTGGGACATTCCTCTGCTTGAAAGAGAGTACAGGAAGCAATCCACAGGCAACTTCGGGCATGACGTATTACGGATAGTTCAGTATTGCCTGTACGCATACCATCTCGATACAGACGACACTGTGCAGTTTCCCGGTAAAGACTGGGGCTATGTACTGACAGCCATCATCAAGTTCTGTGAGTGGTACAACATCAACCTGTTACAGCATGTACAGTGGAAGATGCAGTACAACAGGACTCGCCCACACAAACACGGTAAATCATACTGACATGGAATACGAGAAACTCCCGCTATGTGAGTGTATAGCAGCTCCTATGGGACGAGGTGGACTTGAAGGCTTCGTCGAGGGAACTGAATACAGGTATGAGCACTGTCACAGTCCGAAAGAGGACAAGTTTGGTATCCCCAGACCTGATGGTGGCACACACTGGTATAGAGTCTATCACTCGGAGGACTACTATGAGACTTGTAATCCTGGTATCTTCAAACAACACTTCAAGGAAATCACACAGTAAATCACAATCTGACATATATGTTAGAATTCTTAGCACAGGCCACATGGACAGACGTGGCAGAACAGCCGACTACCACCAAGAAGGGTGGTACGCAGAAGAAGGAGAGAATACCTTCAGGACTTGCAATCAGAGTATTCAGAGACGGTAGCGTGTACCCTTCTGCTGAACTCGTGGAGAAATTCGATCTGGAATACGGGCCGAAAGACTGTGACGGTTGCGGCAATGGCTTCGATGTCATTGACACAAGACGTTACAGCGAGCTCAGATTTCCAAAGGACATCCTGCTTATCTCACCGGTAAGTCGTAGAGTGAAACATGGCAAGGTAGACCTCTTTGCAGCTGTTGGTTACAATGCTGACAACTCACCGAAGAGTACGGTCAGCAATCAGGGTGCCAGTACCTATGGCAAGGAAGAGTTGCTTCCCATGCTGAAAGAGATATATGGTCTGGAGCTGACGAAAGACAGCAATCCTGACTACATTGATCTTCAGCTGGTGACCAATCCTGTTACCAACCAGCCCTGGGAACTCCCCAACGGCAGACAGGTAACCTACATCCCGAAGAAGAAGAGCCGTGGCGCAGAGAAAGGAGTAGCCGATGTGGTACGCAGAGAGAAACCTCAGTTCTGGGCTTTGATACCTATGAGCTTGATAGAAGGTACGGATGAAGGAGCAGGCAATCGTGAGGCACAACAGACTGACAGTGAGGATGATATGCAGGCTAAGCTCTCTATCGACAAGGCAGTGGCCAAACATGCCAAGGCTTTGGTGACTGAGGAAGCATAGACTAAATTGCACGTCCACAATTACTAACCCCTTGACAACAACTGCCGTCGTGAGTGGCGGCAGTATTTTTGACTAACAACACACAGATATGATAGGTATCGGCATCAATGAGAATGTGTACATCACAGCAGCAGGCATCAACGAGAAGAACAGGCTCTATGTAGAGCTGAAGGAAGTTGGCTCTGCTGAGGACAAGGCGTCCAATCCA